AGTCGCCAACGTTTACGCACCCGATCGTTATTCGGGAGCTGCAAGACGGCGGCAAGTATCGCACCCATCAATTTGAGGCGATCTACCGCCGGCTGCCCCAGAGCCGGATGGAAGAGGTGCAGCTGCAGTATCAGGCGATGAAAGCCGCAGCGGTGCGCGATGAGCCGGTGGAGAGCATCCCCACCCGCGAGATCGCCGCCGAGATCCTGCACGGATGGAACGGCATTAACAACCCCGACGGCACGCCGGTGGAGTTCTCCGAGGCCTATAAGGCCCAGCTGTTGGAGGTGGCCACGGTTGCAGATGTGTTGGTTGAGACGTTCTTTGACGCGCACGCAAAGGCCAAAGCAAAAAACTAACCGGCGCCGTAGACCACTGGTGGCACGGTGACGGCGGCGCCAATGATGAACTGTTGGCAGACCTTGCGGCCTATGGCGCTGATGCGTCATGCCTGCCGGAAAGCATCACCACGCGAAAGGAATTCAAGGTATGGGCAGAGCATGAAGACGCGGTGGCGATGTTCCTGCGCATTCAGACCCAATGGCGACCGGGGCCTAATGGTGTGATCGGGTTGGACTATGGAATCCTGCTGGGCCCTGGGAATATGTTTGATCTTTACTCTGTGGAGAGCCCGCGCCAGACCCTGGAGGATTTGCAGGTAATGGAAGCCAGAGCAAAGGAGCTGATCAATCCGAAACCTGAAACCAAAAAGAGGGGCCGCTGATGGCACAGATGCAAGCGCTGCTGAAGATCAAAGCCGACGTTGAAGGCGAGGGCAAGGTAAACGCCCTGGGTCGCGCTATCGGCGGGCTGAGCAGCACTGCTGGCAGGGTGTCGGGTGGATTAAAGGGCCTGGCCGGCGCCGCTGGTGGGTTGAGCGGTGCGCTCGGTTCACTGGTGCCGCTTGCCACTGGTGCCGGCCTGGCGGCTATGGCCAAGGGCGCCATTGATGCAGCCGACAATATGAACGACCTGTCTCAAAAGACAGGCGTAAGCGTTGAAAGCCTGAGCAAGTTTCAGCAGGCAGCTAACGCCAGCGGCACCAGCATCGAAGGCGTTGGCGGGGCGATGATCAAGCTGAACCGAAATCTGGCGACAGGCAACGCTGGCGCTGCCAAGGCACTGACTGATCTTGGCATCAGTGCTACAGATGCCAGCGGCAGGCTCAAGAGCACCGACGCAATCATGCTTGAAGTGGCAGACAAGTTCGCCAAGATGGAGGACGGCGCAAATAAATCAGCAGCCGCTCAGGCGCTGTTCGGCAAGAGCGGCGCCGACCTGATCCCGCTGCTAAATGGCGGCCGCAAATCAATCGAGGATTTGTCGGCCACGATGACCGGGGACTTTGCCAAAGGTGCCGACAGTCTCAACGACAAGCTGGCGATGCTGCAGGGCAAGCTGCTCCAGGTTGGCGTACAGATTGGAACGGCGCTAATGCCCGCGCTAAATGTTATATCAGATGTAGTGCTGAATCTGGCGAATGCGTTTGCCGCGATGCCTGGCCCGCTGCAGGCCATCATCGGCAGCGTCGTGGCGCTAACTGCTGCGTTTGTGGTGCTAGCCCCTGCAATCTCTGCCGTGATCTCTATTGCTGGCGTCTTAGCCGGCCTGAAGATCGGCGCCACCATCGCCGGCTGGGCGGCGGTGATCGGGCCTGCTGTTGTCGGGATACAAGCCGCACTCGGCGGCCTGCTCGCCTGGCTTGGCGGCTTCAAGGTGGCCGCGCTGGCCTTCATCTCTGGCCCTGCCGGCTGGACCGTGCTGGCAGTTGCTGCGGTGGTGGCGATGGCCATTGCATTCCGCCAGCCGATTACAGATTTTCTGGTCTGGATGGGCGCCGGCATCAAGGCCGCCTGGGCTGGTATCACCAGCTATTTCCAAACCAATCTGGTTAAGCCAATCCAAGACGGCTGGCGAAGCCTCACCGAAGCGCTGCCCCGAGCCATGAATGCCGCTGCTGGGATGGTAAAAAACGCCTGGCGTGGTGTATTGCAGTACATCGCCAATCAAATCAATTCAGTCGGGGGACTGATTAACAATCTGATCCTGGCTTACAACAAGCTGCCCGCCGCAGATATTCCGCTGATTCCGACGATGACGATTCCCGCCTTTGCGCAAGGCGGTGTGGTGTCTAGGCCTACTGTCGCCATGGTGGGCGATGGTGGCGAGGATGAGTACATCATCCCAGCCAGCAAAATGGCAGCCGCCAGCTCCCGGTTCCTGGGCGGCGCCAGGGGTGCTGCCGTGATTCCCTCGGGCTCTGGCAGCGGGTCTACGGCAGCGGGTGGTAACCCGTCGATCACGGTCACCACAGGCCCCGTGCTGGAGTTTGACGGGCAGCGTTATGTCACCATCAGCGACTTTGAGCAAGGCCTGCAGCAGGTCGCCGGCAGCGTCTACAGAGGCCTGCGCACACCAGCCGGCCGCTATGCAACGGGGGTGCGGTAATGGCTCGCGGTCAATCCCAGTTCCTGCGCATCTTCTCTGGTGACACCACCTACCAGCGGTGGCAGTCCTACTACGTCAATTCCTCTGTGCAGTGGGAGGGCGCTAGCTGGGCCTACCAGGATTTTGACGCTGACGGGATTACCGCTGGTGAAGTGCAATCTGAGTCATCGATTTCGATTCGATTGCCGGCTGCCGCCAACGTCATAGACGCGGCGCTCAAGGCACTGGGCGAGGCGCGGCTAGCTGAGCTGCGGATGTATGAGTTCGACACGCTGCTTGGTGATAACCCCATGGAGGCCGGCCAGCGGTTGATTGCCTCCTACCTAGGCGAAGTGGTTGGGGTGAAAGGAAGTCTTACGTCGCTGCAATTAGACTTAGGTAGCAGCATTTCACCGATAGGAGCGCAAGTGCCGCCGCGCACCTACAGCACGCAACTGGTCGGGGCGCCCTGCAAATTATGAGCATCATCAGCAGCGATCCCCTAGCGTTCCTGCTTGCGCAAGGCGGCATCATCGGCACGCCGCTACAGCAGGCTGGCGCTGGTGGGGTTGAGAACCTCGATACAAAGCAGCGCGGCGCAGTGATCGGTGAACCAATCCCGATCGTGTTCTGTCGCCGCGTTGGCGGTGTTGGCGGGGTGCTGATCAGCCCTGCTGCTACTGAGGCCCGCTTCGAGGATGACGCTTCGAGCAACATCACGGCCAGTTACCACCTAGTCCTAAGCGAGGGCCAGATTGATTCGGTCCAGGTGCGTGATGTATTCCAGCGGGCGTGCCGGGTGGGCAGCTTCACCCAAACCTACGGCCGCCGCGCTGGCACCTTTGTGGCCGGCAACTTCATCAACAACACGCCGAACCTAGAGGCGCCTTATTACTGCGGCACTGGCGGAACGTATGACGGGCTGAGCACGATGGCGTTCAGCGTCACGATCCCGGCCGGCTTTGACCAGTGGAACCGCCAGGTTCACGCCTTCATCCGTGGCGGGATGCACGTGTCGCGGCTGCTGGGCGGCACCGGGCCTAGTAATAACGCGGCCGATCTGCTGCTGTATCTGCTGCGCAATTGCTCCAAGGTGCCTGATGCAATGATCGACACCGCCGACAGTTTCCCGGCGGCTGCGACGTTCACCAACGCCAACGGTTTTTGGTTCAATGGAGTGGTGAGCCAATCCACCAACCTACTTGATTGGGTTGGCGACACGCTGCCATATTTCCTGTTGCGCCAAACTCGGATAGGCGGCAAGGAAGCACTTGTGCCACTGCTGCCAACCAACGCCAACGGCACTATCAACACCGGGCCAGTTGACTGGGCGTTTACTTTCACCAGCGAGCATGTAATCCCTGGCAGCTTTGAGATCATCTACACGCCACTGGCAGACCGCAAGCCGTTTTGCGCTCTGGCGCTCTGGCGGCAACAAGATGACCTAGGCATCCCTGTAATGCGCACCGCTGAGGTGCGTTACGCCGGCACCGCCATCGATGGCCCATTTGAGCAGCACGACCTATCGAAGTTCTGCGCATCAGAAAACCACGCTGTAAAGGCCACCGCGTACAAGGTCTCGCGGCGCCGGCACATCACGCACCGGGCGCGCCTTGGCGTGAAGCCTGATGCGTTCAATCCAACCCTGGCGGCTGGTGATCTGGTGCGCGTCAAGCTAGAGCGCACGCCATCAACCGGCGCCACCAGCCTGCACGATTATCTGTATGAGGTGGACCGCATCGGCAAGTCAGTGTCGGGCGAGGTGCTGCTAGAGCTGACCCATTTCCCGGTCGATGCCAACGGCGCCAGCGTGGTAGCGCAGGAGGTCGCCGCCGCTACAGGCACCGGCCTGCTGCTGCCAACTGGGCTAACCGGCATCACCTGCGACGTGAACTCGTCAGCGGATACCAGCGTGCCGGCTGAGACGTTTACAGAGCAAACCTTCCCTGATTATGGAATTGGAATCAGCGAAATCGAAGAGGAAGACCTTGGCGATGATCGGGAGAATCCTAAAGACGATCTGGGCTCTGACGTTAATATCAGCTGGGCCACTACTCAAAGCGGGTTAGTTGCTGGCCCTGGCGGGTGGGAGTTTGAGCCAGGGGGATTAACGATTAGGTTTAACATTCAAGACAGCACCAGCTGCGGCGGGTCTAATCCAAACAACAACCAAGCTGGCCAGGCCACGGCCACTATTACCACAACGCGCAGGCTTTTCTTGGATTTAGAATTAACAGGCGCCATCAGATCCGAGTTCAGCGACTATGACGTAATGACCATATCATTCAATGGACAAGAAATCAGGCGAGCCTCATCAGACACTGATAAGTCTCCTGCTGATCGGTGCATCATGTTTCCGCCCGTGCAGGAAGAGCTTGTGAGCGGTCCCTTTGTTTTGCCAGCGGGATCGACAAATGTATTACTGCTTGATTATGTAGCCGACAACAGCAGCCACCGCGGCGCCTTCTACCAATGCACTCTGAGATTCGTCACGACACCCACAGGGAGGCTGGCGTAACTCATCATGGCCACCTTCCCCACGCTAATCCCATCAAGCCGGACCTTTACACCAGGGCGGCACCCTCACTCTGAGATCCAAACCCTTAAGGGGTTGCAAAGTCGTGTGCGGACTAGCAATGTAATGCTAGACCAGCAGCTTCGGCTGAGCTTCCTAGGTCTCACCGAAGCGGAGATGCTCAGCATCCGCAGCCACTACATAGGCCAGCGTGGGCGTTTTCTCAGCTTCACCATTCCCGACAGTCTGCTTAGTGGGGTGACAACGCCGGCATATTTCACGCCGGCTGGCTATAGCTGGATCTACGCCAAGTCACCGCAGGTTGTAGATATTCCATGCGCTCGACGCTACGACGTGAGCATTGAACTAGCAACGGTGCCACCTGAAGGCGCCAATATCAACGGGTTTAATCTCACGGTTACCGCGTCGCTGACAGCTGGTGCGGTTAGTGGCGA